AACTTCCAAGGTTAGATTCATAAGTTTTTTTAGAATCTGCTTTAGCTGCAGTAAACATTTCTTCCGTAAATTCATCTGCTCCAAGTCCTGCTTCGTCAGCCAAGGCTCGTGCTTCAAAGAATGTAGGTACCGTAACAAGAGCAGCTAGTATTGCCGTTTTGTCTAAACTTCCATCTTCTTTTCTAAAAACAGCATTTAACGCTTTGCCCCCTAAATCTTTAATTGTATCTCCTGCTTTTGTAAAATCAAAGTCTCCAGAAAGAGGGTTAAGAGATTTAACTTTTTCCACAATTCTAGATCCTAATCCTTCTTGAGAAGTTTGTGTTGCACCTTTAGTTATGTCCATAAGTTTTTTATTCATAATTCTATCTTGGTAAGGGTCTCCAGTTTCCGTTGCACTTCTAGTTATGTCCATAAGTCTTTTGTTCCTAATTCTATCTTGGTAAGGTCTAATATTAACATCTTCCATTGCTGCTACATTTTCAACACTTCTTGGAAAATATGTTCCTGCATCTGCAGCATCAACAAGAGGAGTAGGTGGTGAATAAGCTAGATCACCAGTCATTGCTTGTCTTGCATTTGCGAATTGATTACCCATAGGTGCTTGTGGTGAATAAGCTAGGTCACCAGTCATTGCTTGTCTTGCATTTGCGAATTGATTACCCATAGGTTGTCTTGCTATTCTTCTGTCTGATAAAAATTTTCCTAATCCTGTTTCTGTTCCTAAAGGTGAACTAAAGCCACCCATAAATCCTGAAGGTGTAAATGCTCCTCCACCTGTGAAAGGATTACCTTGAAATCCTGCTCCTCCTAAATATCGTGCAGCTTGACCGCCACCATAGGTTAAAGCACCTCGTCCTAAGGATGAGCCGATTCTACCTGTTTGTTGAAACGAGCCTAAACCCGACATGGCTCCAGCTATTGCTGGATTAAAAGGTGCGACGAAAGGTGCCGCTTTCACAGCAACTTGTGCAACTTCTTTAGGAATTATTTTTCGAACAAATTTTTTAAATTTGCTTCCTAGTCCAAAATTTTCTCTTCTTAGGGGAACGGATGATATTCCGCCTTCATTATATAACTGTCGTGGTATTTGCATTCTTTTTATCATAATAATGTTAGTTAATTTCTCTTAAAGGCAGGGATTTTTCACCTGAGTTTATATACTTACTTAATTTATAGCAATAAATCAAGACTATGTTGTAACATCTCTAGGCTTAATTTCTAGTGCTGAAAGCACGACATGAAGCCTATTGGCAGTTGCTGCTGTCACCTTAATTACTTCGCTCTCCTTAGCGACTAAAGGTGCGGACAGCAATTCTGAAGTTCCGCTAGCTGATATAGCTTTAACATTAAAAAGGCTAAAAACAGCATCATCAGCATCTGTTAGTGTTATAGTAATAGTATCGGCGTTTCCTGAATCTTCCGATACGAGTATGGATTTAATAACAGCGGTTGTTGCTGTTGGCACCGTATACAACGTCGTTGCACTGGTGCTGGTTAAATCGACTTTTTTATTAACAAATGTATTTGCCATTAGGCTAAAAATAAAGCGGTAGCTTCCGCTTCCTCTTTTAATTCCTGTTGAAATGTTGTGTTCAATTTTTGTAGTACACTATCTACATCCCTAACAAAGGATTGTTGTATGAACTGGTCATATTCTTTAGAAGGCTGTGTTAATGATTGTATGATTTTAGCCATATAAACCTGTATATCCTGTGCCTTTAAAAAAATCTAATAAATTCTGACGATAGATGTTATCTAAAAAATCTTGTTGATCCGTGTATCCTGCCGTTAGATTGTTATCAACAGGAAGGGTATTTATTCCTCCTGTAGGTAAAACCGGTGGAGCTTGAGCGGTAGTTATAGGCATGACATCTGGACCTCCACCTCCAATGACAGGGGGTGGACCTTCTCCCCCTCCTGTGGATTGACCATAAGTGCCCGCTTGATAGGCTGTGGCATCTTCTGGACTAACATAGCCACTTAATAAATCTTCCCTTGATAAAGTCTGTCCTGTGCCTGTGAAAAAATTTGATAAATTTTGTTTGAATTGATTTTCAGGATTAAGATAGTTGTAAGCACCGTAAGCTGTTCCTAAACCTGGAAGAAGTAAATTTGCACCTACTCCTAATACAGTATTCATAATACCACTTGGTTCTTGATACTCATCTAATTTAAGTTGTCCTTGAAGTTCTGAAGTTGTCCCTGTTCCAGGTGCCGTGGTTTTACTTATAATATCAATGTAGTCTTTTTCCTGTTGTTGCTGGACAATTAAATCCCGCATTTCATTTTGACGATTTAATTCATCTGCTACCTTTTGTTCTTGAACTTGGGTTGGAGTATCAACAGCATGATGACGAGCAGGTGCTGTATAAGTAGGTCGAGAAACTGGTTGTGGATCTCTATCAGCTCCGCCTCCACGATGACCCCCACTACTTCCTACTGGTTGTGGATCTCTATCAGCTCCGCCTCCACGATGACCCCCACTACTTCCTGATGAACCTCCGTAATGTCCAGGCATTATCTTCTCCCGTCTGGCTGAATATCAAGTTTGAACGTTCCTAGTTTCCAGTGTTGTCCTGTACTTGAATTTGAAATTTTTAAAGAAATAGATCTCGCGCGTGCGCGCGTGTCTATTTTTGTTGTGCTAGTTGTAGAAGTAAAAGGTCCTAAAGAAGAACTACTTTGCGCTTGATTTGGAAAATCCCTTAAATTTAAAGTAACCGTTGCATCGCCTGTTTGTGTTAAAAAGTCAGGAATAATTCTTCTAATCTTCATCATATATTCTCCGTCTCCCCTAAAGCCTAATCCTTCTCTTTGAGGTTGCTGGGAAATGTCATAATCACCTGATTCAATGCTTGCTGAAATAGCGGTAGCCGCACCTGCTTTAATTTGATTCGTTCCGGTTTCGTGTTCAAAGTAGGTTGTCACACCATCGGTATTACCTACCGTCGTGTCACTCGTTGCACTGGAATCATATTCCGTGCCGTGAGGTTTTCCAAAAATATGCGAATCCGACCATGAAGACCTTGCAAGAGAACTCGTTGTCCATACGGGTCTTTGAGGAGTTGAATCCATATAATTATAAGTGACGGATCGATTGTTTGAGGCTGCACCACTACCTGGATAGAACCAAGTCACTTCTCCGAAGAGATTGTTCAGTCCCGCAAAAATATGATTTCTTGGTACGGTATTAATGTCATCATAAACATAATCTTCAACCAAACATTGTAGGGATTCTAGTTTACCTGTATATCTGAAAAAGCCATTTTCTGACATCCAATAAGCCGAGCCATCCACTTCCACTGCTGCGTTTTTACCAATCAGTCCGCAACCTGTTCCTACTTGCTGGAAGGAAAAAGTAAAAGGAGCTCCTACAAATCGCATGATAAATAGGGCATGATCGGTCCAAATGTAAATTGCATCACGACCTCTAATCGCTCCCATGATCCGTGTTCCGTCAGCCAGTCTTTGCGTACCCGCCGTATTGGTTGCTGTCGGTGTCCAAGTGGTTAATGATTCTTGAGACGACCATCTAATATACATATCGTCCTGTGTTGATGTCGTTCCAATCGTAGTTTCCGTTCCAAAAGCTATTAAGTGCCGATCGGGGGTTGATACTAAAGTTTGTCTCGTTGCCGTTGGAGCACCTGATATAGCGGTTGCTCGCGTTGATGTGGCTCCCGTTGCATCGGAATCCCATTCAAAGGTTGTTCCATCAACGATGGTTGCAATGAGTTTGTTTCCAAAATTGTCCAAGTGCCATAAACCTGGAGCGGTAATAATATCCCCTGTTTGAGAAGCTCCCCATTTCGTATAGTCTGAGGCATCGTAAACCGTTACTCCATCCGAGTGGGTTGCTGCGGTTGTATTATCTACGGCTCTTGTAATTCCTGATATAGTGTTTGTTCCTGTCGTATTGGTTGAATAAGTCATCCGTTCACTATCAATTAATAGGGTACCTGAAGAAGGCATACCGGTTGAACTGTCTAATGTAAGGCTGGTATCATCGGCATCAATCGCACCATCCAATGTTGCTGTAATTTCTCCGGCAACGGTACCACCCCATAAGCCTAATCCCCAACCTGCTGAAGATTCTTCAAGAGCAGGTCCGATAGAATAATAATATTTTACTCTGATTCCTCCAGATGTGGTTGCTCCTGATCCACTTTCGTTTGATCCCATCTCGACCGTAATCGTTGTGCTGGTTGGTACGGTGGCCACCATAAAATTCTTATCGTCAAAATCGCTAGAACTAAAATTAGAATTGGTAATAGCAGTAAAATTATCACAAAGGATAATATCCCCTTTAGTAATATTATGATCGCTTGCAAACGTGATTGTAACTGTGGCATCGCCATTAGTTGTTGTAAAGGCACTCGTTAAAGTTGTTGTGCTTTTCAAAGGAGTAATATCATAAAAAGCTCCTCCAGAATAGATATATAAAAATCGGTTGGTGCCTAAAGCAGCGTACTTGATTCCGCTGGCATTGACAAAATGGTGTAGTGCCGTATTTCGTCCAGTAAGGGTTGCATCTCCTAATTGCGCCCAGCCTCCTATTTTTTCAGGAGTGCCATATCGAAAACGTACATAGTCTCCTTTAACCCACTGACCTTCTCCGCCTGTGGCTGTGACTTGTTTGTTAAATCCTGGTAGAAAACCTATTTTCTGTAGCATACAAAACCTGTTTGTATTTAATTATACTATATTTTTGATTGAATCAACTACTTTGGAATTCCTAATAAAGGTCTTTTATCAAATTTATTTTGAGTGCCAAAAGGACCATCGATGTTGTTATAATGCAAGAAAACTTGGGCACAATGATCCCCTTCGAACGGTTCTCTCCAGTGTTCGAGTTCACAGCCACTATAAACCAGCATGTCTCCTACTTCTAAATCGATAGGAATACCTTTGGGAGCATCGGGTTTAACGATTGTCGTTGTTTCGCTCCCTGATACAATGCTATTAGCACCTATTGGATCTAAAAAAATAGGCCAAGAATTTCCTCCTAGATGGAGGGTTGTGGAAATCTCACAACTCGGTCTGTCTTTATGTCGATGTAAAATATCACCTTTTTTATAAGCTCTGGTATAAGTATAAGTAGGAATGAGATTTAAACCTGTATGTCGTTGCATAACAGGAAGTACTTTCATCATTAACGTTTCCATAAAAAAATCACTATAACAAGAGAAAGTATTAGGGATTTGTTTATCTTTCCAGGTACCAAATCCAGGTGTAAATTCTGATATGTAATTATTCTTATGCATCCAGGCTACAGCTTCTCGTTTAAGTAAAAGATAGTTAAAAGCAAAATTAGCCAGTTCAAAAGAAACTGCTTTTTTAATCACGGTATATTTTTTTTCTTTAAACATATTCTTCTCTAACTCCTTCTTTCATGTAATAAACCGGCATCACTTGATCTATATCTCCATTTGCATCTCGTCTAATTTGAAGATCATTAGGTAGATGAAATAGCTTTTTGATTTCTGCATCTGTTTCTAAGACTTCTCCTTTTAAAGGAAATTCATCTGCTTTGAAATTGGTGACTACCGTAGGAATGATTTTAATGCCGAGTTCCTTGGCAACGACCATTCGATTGTTGCCTACGATAATATGAATCTTGTCTCCGTAGGGTTTGCTATTGTACCAACAGTATATAGGATCTTTCATTCCATAAGTTTTCATCGATGCAGTTAAAGCCTCTTTAAAATCTCGTTCTCCTTTTTGATGAAATTCAGGACGATCTAAATAGGTGATCTTCTCAAAAGGCAATTCTATGTAAACAGTCTCTATCATCGCTGTAAAAAATTAAACGATACTGATATTCTAGTATCATTACTTTCATTAGGTTTAACTTCGTGCCATAACCAGGCAGGAAACATGATACATCTTCCTGCTTTAGGTTCATAATGAATTTCTCTCCATAACTCAGGAGGCTTTTTTCCTTCTTTACGGTTCGGCATGGTGGTATGAATACCTGGTCTTGGATCATATAACATTAAGTTACCTGATTTACTAGGTGTCTTAATCCAATAAACTCCTGAAAATAAACTATTAGGATGTAAGTGAGGTCGATTAAAGCATCCTGGATAATTAATATTTGCCCACATATTACCACAAACAGGTTTCCTACTTAAATTTTCTTTTTGATAAATCTCTTCTTGCATATTAAAGAGTTCTCTTGTTAACGGATTATATTCTTCTTTTTGATTCATATCCGTTGAACTGTGCCATCCACCTGCATTTGTTTTGGAAACACCCTTATCGTTTTGAGACCAACGCATAATATGCTCTTCTAAATATTTATTTAATTTTTCAGAATCAGGGAAATCCTTTATATAAATCATGGTTGGAAAATGGTATTCAGTTATCATTTAAAAGAAGGTCCTCCAAACCACATGACTAAAGATTTACGTTCTCCTCGTGTTACAGGTTTAACTCGATGTTGTAACCAGCTTGCAAAGAAAATAGCTTGACCTTGCTTTAGCTTTGCTGTTTTCCCTTTACTCATAAATTCTAATTCTCCACCTTCAAAGGTAGAAGGATCAGATAATAATAAGGTCATAGAGATTTTACGAACAGGAGGTTGATGTTTGCCTACTACATCATTATCCATATGCCACTCATAAAATCCACCTGTAAGATAGTGAGTAAATTGTCCAGGTTCGCTAATTTGCATACCTTCAAAACCAAAGTGATTGTTATTCGCTTTAAGCATGGTTGCTTCAATATCCCGATACATCTCTGGCATCTCTTTAAAAGGAATCCAGCTAATCGTGGTAATTCTTTTTTCAGGATCAATACCCCCACCAGGTTTTTGTCCCATACCTACTGCAGCTGTTTCTTTTTTTAAACTCATACCCTTATCAATCACCATTTGACACTGTTTAGGTGAAAAGATAGGTCCTGTTGTTTCTACAATATAACTTCTCCAAGTAGGTTCTGTAGGGTTCATCCTGCGGTCCTTGTTGTTACAGGGTTATATTCTACATCCATATTGGCTGCAAGAGTACGTCTTATAGCATTAGGATTGGTATGCGGATAAACACAATGCCTCATGTCATAAGGAAAAATATAAAAATCCCTTTCTTTAGTTATAGGCCCATAATCAGATTTAACAAATTGTCCGTTCGCTGATCCTAAAATTTGTAATTTTCCATTCATAGGAATATCTTCTCGTGCATACTCAAGTCCCATATCTTTAGGAAGCTTGAGCATCATAACTGATGAAAGCCCTGTATAGATCGTGCCCTGATGAATATGAACAGGATTGTATTCGTTAGCTCTCATTTCATTAATCCATATAG